TACGATACTACTGGAGAAAATCCCTTGCCATCACGCCGATAACAGTGCCTGACAAATCAACCTTGTCAGTGCAAAGTATGATATCTTCGCAAAATGAAATCACCTCATCTGAACCAAGTCCATACCGGTCAAAACAGAAGCCATGGAAATCAAGATCAGGTATCAAGTCAACATTAAAGATTTTCTCTTTAATGTTCTTTAAAGTGACACCTGCACTTTTGGCATTCCATGACAACTCAACTGGTAAGTGCTTGTCCTTTTGGCGTTGGGCCAAGACCCTCTGCCAATGGTGATCAAAGCGCAAGATGAAAGCATTGCGGATTGGTTCTAGGTGGCGAAATTCGTACGCACCACCTATAGCCTTCCCGGCCATGTATTGGTCGTCGGTTAAACTGGTATTGTAGTTCGCCCGCATGTTGAACCTGGCCATACTCTTCCCAATGATGGGGATCGTGAGATGCTTAGAATATGCCGGAACAAAAAACCTGCTGACAAACGTGCAGTGCAGCAAATACTTACGTCGAAACGCCTTGGCCTCCATACGGGCCTCGGACGCTATATTGTTGTAAGTCTTAGCTGCATGCCTCTTAAGACCATCAATTTTAGCCAACATGTCATCACCCAATATGACGGCTCTACAACGCTTCGCTTCAACTCTAACCAAAAAAGAATACAATATGCACATGTTCCAGAAACAGTTCCTGAAGGTAGTGTCAGGGCACCCGGTAGGCAACATGTTCTCAAGGGTGGCCTTGAGCCCATGCTCCCTACTCTTGACAACGAACTTGTTGGTTGTAGCATGCAACCTAACAAACCATTCCGGGCAACCCAAACGCCTCATAAGAGCCATTTCCAAAATTATGACGTCAGCACATTGCAACTTGTCATTAGAGCTAAAATCACACTCAACATACTCCCCTGGTCCCTGTGAAATGAAATCAGTATAATCCGTTGGGATCTTCTTGTAAGCCAACCTAAACCTATACTTTCCACCCATGGCATCGCAAACACCCGAAAGACGCGCCATGAGCTCGTTGAAAATAGGCCCAGCCAGAGCATTGTTCAAATCCGTGGACTTGAAAATGACTCTAGGGGCCCAGTTAGGTTTATGTTGTACTAGGAGACTCTCAACCTTATCAAAAAGTTCCTTTTCACCATATTTCTCTTGCGAAACTTCCTCGATGCCGTCAAGGGCCGCCAGCATGCGGGCCCTCTTCTCGGTACCGAACTTGTCAAGCCAAGTTTCGAACAAACCTTCTGTCCATCGAAATTGCGGAAGAGCTGTTGGCAACAACTCTTCCACAAACTTTTGAGCGCAATCAATAATAAAGGGACTGGCACGACCCTTACTATGATAATTGCATCGTTTTCGAAACGCGGCAAGAAAGTTTGCGTATCCATTGTCTGGGACCACGGGATGCATGTCCTGAAACAATGCACCAAGTTGCTGTACTTCGCGCGGGTCATTGCGTATCTTGCCCGGAAGTCTAAGTTTAACCCCCTTGATTGGTCGAAGGAGGGGTGTGGCAGCAACATGGTAGCGATTGTATGCTACTGAGTGAGCATATCGGAGCGGCGCATGCCCAATGGGCATGTCATGAGCGGTGGTGGTGGTGGTGGG